GATGTCAGTGGTGTCGGGTTACAACTCTCTCAGCATATAAGGAGCTAACCATGTCACTAAGTACCAATAAAATCATTCTTGCTGGCGCACAGTCGAACACTGCTGGTGCCTATTTTTTAACCACTACTGTTACTTCGACTAGCACGGGTAATGGCACGGTTATTCCAGCGGGTGTTTATCTGATGTTCCCGCAAGCAAATACTTCTGTAATTGCTTATAACGGTTCGTCTAATGCAACATTGATTGCTGCTAATACTGGTGGCGTCATCATTTCTGATGGCGTAAACGTATATGCAAAATCTACTGCGGCAGCAGATACCGTTACGTTGTTGGCTACCAATGGTGGTCAGAACGTCAGCAGCACTTACGCATCGTAAGGGGGCAATATGGCAAATCCTGATGCAGTCGGTCAAAATACACCAGATAGCTTTGGTAATTACGCAATTGCCTCAGCTACTGCCGTATCTTTAGCGACTACTGGAAATGCTGTTGTTGCCCTTCCCATCCTTAAAGGTGGATTGACTGCCGGTAATAGCGTTGTTAGTTCTGGTGCAGTTATTGTTCGTCGAGTGACTATTCAAAATCCAAGCGCAAGCGTGGCTACTGGAAACATCACTATCTTTACAAGCAATGACGGCAATACCAGCAACATTTTGGCAAACGCTGTTACTTTAAGCAGCCTTTCGGGTACTGGAACATTTCAAGACATCCCATTAACTTCGGGTGGAAATGTAATTGTTTCGGGTTACAACACGCAAGCTCTGTATGTGAAAGTTGGCACTGCCGTTGCTGGCACTGTTGATATTCGCGTATATGGCGATACAGTAAATTTCTAAAATTATGCAAACCGTCTATGTGACAAACAAATGGGATAAACCCATAACCTTTAGCTACAATTACATACCTTACACATTTCCGGTGGGTGAGAGTGTGGAGGCACCTCTGGAGGCTGTTTGTCACATATTCGGGCATAACGACCCTGATAAAGAACCGTATATGGCGCGGTTGGCGATGATTCAGACAAAAGCAGATGTTCCTGCCGGATTAAAAATCCTTGAAAAGATTCTGATTACGGACCAGCCGCCAAAGAAAGTCCACTCGTTATCCCCGGTGGTTGAAAGAGTACCCCTGCCTCCCAAAGAGGTTGGGGGAAAAGTCAACGTAGCAGCTTAATATGGACCGTAAATGTCGCAGACCCTGCAAAGCTACATTACTGCTGTCAGATACCTGTTGCACGATGCAAACGCAAACTTTTACACCAACAGTCAGCTAACTGACTACATCAATGGTGCGAGAGCGCGTGTTGTTCGTGATACAGGGTGTCTCCGCACGGTCCAAACAAGTCAAGTACCTTGTACCCCGGTGGCTGGTGGAAGAAACCCTGTCATTTGGTCATCCGGCTTAACTGTAAGTGCGGGTGATTACGTATTTTCCAATATCTATATTTATGCGGTAACTGTCGGCGGTGTTTTAGGGGACAACCCTAATTATCCATCGTCAACTGACATTTACCCGCCAAGCGCACCGTTTACTAGCGGAACCGCTACGGTTCAGTACGCCGGTCCGTCTGAGCTGATTAACTATTCTTGTTTGCCGTCTGGAACGCTGACTCTGGACGTCATCAACATTAACCTCTATTGGGGAAATTCCAGAATACCGTTGCGGTATTTGCCTTGGACTGACTTCAACGCACAACTGCGTTACTGGCAAAACCGAATCGGAACGCCGGTTGCTTTTAGTATTTATGGGCAATCTCAAATCTATATTGGACCCGTTCCTGACATAGCTTACGTAATTGATTTAGATACGGTTCTCCTACCAACAGATTTAGTGAATCTGTCTGATGCGGATAATATTAACGAACCTTTTTCTTCTCCAGTTAAGTTTTATGCTGCTTACCTTGCTAAATACTACGAACAATCGTTCGGTGAATCTGAGATTTATTTAGGTCAGTACAAACAGCAAATTCAAGCGGTTCAGGCGTCCATCTACACCCGGAGACTACCTGACCCTTACTCTAGAGCGTACTAGGTCATGGCTGCCGCAGAACAAAAAAAATCGTATGAAATCGTTAAGAACTTTCGTGGCGTCAACACGAAAGCTAACCGCACGGCTATTGGTGACGATGAATTCTTCTGGCTTGAGAACGCAATGCCTGTGGGCTACGCCAATTTAAAGATTACGCCTACTTTTGACAATGTGGGCAGCATTACGTTTTCAAATACGGTTGTTAATTTCTTTTCAGCCAATATTGGATTAGATGATTATTTAATAGCTTTTCAAAGTAACGGAAGCTGCGAATACGTCAATCTAACAACCAATGTTAAAGGAACACTAGCTTCTGCTAGCACATTTTCTACTAGCGGCATGAATGTCAGCCAATGGAAAAACGAACGATTATTAATTATTGACCCGACTAAAGGTTACTTTACTTGGGATGGAACAAACTTAATTTCTGTTGGTTCTGTGGGTTCTATTGGACTTGTTAGTGGAGGTACAGGATATACATCTGCTCCTTCTGTTGTTATATCAGCACCAAATCAAGCAAATGGAATACAAGCAACAGCTATAGCTACTGTTTCAGCAAATGCCGTTTCATTTGTATCGTTATTAGAAGCTGGTTCCGGTTATACCGCTGCACCAACTATTACGTTTAATGGCGGCGGTGGTTCTGGTGCTAATGCAGTAGCGTCTATTATTACTTTTGCTCAAGGAACAGTTTCTGTTTTAGTGACTAATGGTGGTGTTGGTTTTACATCCAATCCTAACGTAGCTATTTCTGGTGGTGGTGGTACTAATGCGGCTGGTCAAGCTATTGTTAGCGGAAACATTTTGACGCAAGTCATTATGACCAACAATGGAACTGGCTACACAAACAGCTCAAACATTACAGTATCTATTACTGGTGGCGGCGGTTCTAACGCTACGGCTAAAGCAATTATTAATACCGAAACTAACTCAGGTATTCAGTCGTTTTCTGGACGGGTTTGGATTTCTAGTGGCAGAACTATTTATTATTCTGCGGCTGGTTCGTACAGTGACTTTGTAACGGTGTCGGCTGGTACGGTAGTGCTTACTGACGCTACATTACACGGAAATATTATTCAGTTATTGTCGGCTAATAACTTTTTGTATATTTTTGGTGACGATAGTATTAATGTATTTTCTGATGTTCGCGTAACGTCAACTGGCGCAACATTGTTTACAAACACAAACGTCAGTGCTTCGGTTGGTACTAAATTAGCGTATGCCATTTTTCCGTATTTCCGTTCTGTGTTGTTTATGAATGATTACGGTGTGTATGCGTTAGTTGGTTCAACTACTTCCAAAATATCGGATTCATTAGATGGCGTATTTCCAAATATAGATTTTGCAGCAGGAAATGTTAATGGCGGTCAGGTTCTTTTAAATAACATTTTGTGTGCTGCGTTTAATTTTAAATATACAGGCGGTTTAGGAACATCAAGTAGTTCAAGATACATACAAGCCATCTTTTTTGAAAAGAAATGGTTTTTTACTAGTGCAGGAAACAATCTACAGTTTGTTACTTCTGTGCCGGTAAGCGGCAAGATTACGTTGTACGGAACTGACGGAACGTCTTGCATAAAGATGTATGCAAACACAACTGCAAGTGTTAGTAGCTATGTTCAAACATCTTTAAATCCGATGAAAGACCCGATTAGAACTAAACAGGCTTTAAAGGTTGGTATTGAGGCTACATTGATTAATTCTTCATCTATTAGCGTTTCTGTTGATTCTGAAACTGGTTCTAGTCCTGTTGTAGATTTGGGTCAAACAGGAAATTGGATAAATAATTTTTCTAGCATTATTCCTTGGATTAACAATAGTTCAACAGTAATTAATTGGACTACTGGCTCTACAGGGTATACGTTGTACAAAACAGATGCCAAGCAGTATGGCAAATACTTAGGAATGACCGTGACATCAACCAATGCTGGCGTTGTGTACAACGGTTTTGAATATGAACATGAATTGAGAGTGAGGTTCTAAAATGGCTGTCCCATTTACTTTTGCTACGGCAACTACGTCTATTCCACTGTCTCAGTTGGATAATAACTTTTCTACGGTTACTACACTTGGCAACACATCCGTTGTTTTAGGTAACACGGTAACAAGCGTTGGTAATTTA